TTGAATGAGGGGACACTGGTCCCATCGAAGTTGGTAATCGCTACCAAGACAGCAGGGAAGGGCTGGGTTGACAAACAACACAACTGCACAGGCTGCAGTGCGTGTGTCGCCCAGTTCACGCCCAAGAAGGAGGATAAACCCCCCAGGAGCACAAAGGCCTGGAGTGGTTTTAGACGCTTTCTCTCCCGCAGCACAGGGAGTGCTTCTTCGGTGCCCAGCCGTGTGGTAGGACAGCCCTCGGAGCTGGCCTCCATTTTGCCCCTCTCTACCCCCGCCCTCATCTACGACGCCACGCTGGCAGGGTTCGTCGCTGAGAAAGTGGTCTTCCGACCACGGACCAGCGAGGTGCTCAGGCAGGTGTCTCGGGCGGCAAGCGCGCATGCCAAGCGGATCAACATCCATCCAGCGATTCGGGATGCTGTTCTGCGAGGCTCCATCACCGTTGGCTTCGCGAGGGGAGTCAGTGGTGAAGAAGTCGCGCTTGACGATTTCGCACTACCCGTGGTCGGACGAACCGCGGGCCTGCGAGCCTGGCTACCAAATTGGCTGCCGGGCTCCAGGACGGTGGGAGATCGTTTAGCCACCCTCTTCGACAGCTGGCAAGCTCCATCCAGGGGTTACACCGGAGTGTCCGCTATCGTGGCGGCCTTCTGTGTCTGGTGGACGCTTCGCCGGCGCAGGAAACCCATCGGAATGGTGGACGTTATCACGGAACCGGTTGTCCGGATTCAAACCGTGATCGCAGCGCTCACCGCAGGCATCTCGCGTCTAGCCACTGTTGTGGCTGGGGTGCCTGTAACACCACCAGAAGTTGCCGCCGTCGTGCCGGCAGGGTTGGCCAACATCGTGCTGACCCCGGTTCTGGAGGAGTTGCTCCGACGTGCACACCCCGCTGTCACCCCCGTCATCATCCTCTTCGAGGCTGCAAGGCGTGTGTGGCAAGCGGGTTGGTGTGTGGGGCTAAGCCAAAGCATCAGGCCGACCCTGTTGCATTGCATTGCTGCCAATATACCACTGCGTGCAGCGGTGGTTGTACACGCACTGTACAATTGGTTGGTGATGTCTATTGGCAAGGCAACACAGCTAGCGAGCACGTGCGTCTTCAGGCAAGACGAACTGCTGCGCGAGCCCACGTTCCCCTCGACGTGGCGCCATGGTTCTTTCCGCCTCCTCTCAACGTGTTACGAAGAGGACGGCGCCCACCCCCTCCCGCACTGCCAGGAACGCGGCACGCTGTCGGGGGGGGATGAAGACAAGTGCAAGGGCACTGTGGGCTGTTACCTCATCGGGCCAGCTCTGGGAAGCTTCCTCCCGTTCGTGAACCGCAGTTGCGTTCACAACGAGAGAAGAGGCATCGCCGGGCGCATTCTGCGCGCCCCTCTCATCCCAGACCCCGAT